TTATCCACCGTTTATCACCTCCTGTTTTTCCGTGTGGGACAGATTTGGGACGCAATCGCCAAAAATCGAGTCGATTTGCTTCGCGTGCTCGGTCAGGTGATTAGGTGCCAGGTGTGCATACCGTCGAACCATTTCTATTGACTCCCATCCGCCCATTTCCTGAAGAACTGAAATCGGGACGCCAGCCTGAACTAACCAGCTCGCCCAGGTATGCCTCAGGTCATGGAAGCGGAAATCCTCAATGCCAGCACGTTTAAGCGCAGCCCTCCAGGCTGTGTTTGCGTCGTACCGCATCTTCCTCACTGTCGGCGCTTTAGTTCCATCAGGCCGGGTGCAGCTTTCCTTATAGACGAAAACCCACTTGTGGTGATTGCCTATTTGCCTTTTCAGCACACGACATGCAGTATCGTTCAGCGCCACGCCAATGGCCTGATTTGATTTGCTCTGCTCCGGGTGTATCCACGCCACCCGGCGCTGCATGTCTATCTGCTGCCATTCCAGATTGATGATGTTCGACCGCCGTAGTCCCGTCGCCAGCGCAAACTCGACCACGGACTTAAGCGGATCCGGGCATTCATCAATCAGCCTTTTCGCCTCATGAGGCTCCAGCCATCGAATGCGTTTATTCTTCGGCTGCGGCACCTTCACAATGGGCGCTTTGTCCAGCATCTTCCATTCACGCTCGGCGGCACGTAACAACGCTTTGATGAAGGAAAGGTGAGTGGCCTTTGTGGCTGTTGCTGCCGGTCGTGGCACATATGGCGGAACCGGCTTTCCCTTCTTCCTTAACGCCTCTTCCCTGAGCTTCCAGTTTTCCTCATGCCGCCGGTTGGTCATCTTCTGAATAGCGTTATAGATTCGCGTCTCAGTGATGTCCTTCAACTGCATCCCTGCAAAGTGCTGTAGCCAGAATCCGATCCGGCTCTTGTCATCGTCCAGTGACTTCTTGTGCGCCTTCTCCTCAAGCCACCTGACGCACGCTTCCTCGAATGTCATGTCCGGCGTCTCTCCCAACTTGCTTACTCGCCAGGCTTCGGCTTTCAGCTTGTCATGGAGTTCCGTGGCCTGCCTTTTGTCCTTTGTCCCAAGAGACTGCTTAAATCTTTTGCCGTCCGGCAATGTGAAACTGGCGTACCAGGTTTCACCTCTGCGGAAGAGTGACATATCAATTCCTCTCGTATGCCATCACCCGCGCTCACGGCAACAGTATGCAGCGGCGAGTTGAGGGCCGCAATGCAAGCCTGGCGAGTAGTGAGGTAGGGGGATTTTGGTTTTGCGGGGTCTTTGCGGGTGGCCTGCAGTCTTCCTGACTTGATCCAGTTTGTTGCGGTTGGTCTGGATATGCCGAGCATGGCGCAGGCCTCATCTAATGTGATGCTGTATGTCTCCATTGGTTATCTCCAGGCATTAAAAAAGCCGCTGTTCTGCGGCTATTTGATTTGGATGTGGGGGATTTTTCCGGCTGCTATGGCGTCGTAAATGTTTATGGCCTGCGATGCAGAAATCGGTGCCTGCCAGTGCTCGCTCTGCGACTCAACCTGAAGGCGTGTTATGGCTTCTTCACGATTTTGTTCAGATGCTGAGCGGATAGGGCGGAAAGCGCCATGCGGTGATGAGTAGTCTAAAATTTAATACGCCTTCGGTCCATCAATCCACCTACCAACCACACGCCCTTCATCATGCCCGATAATTTTAGCCCGACACCATTGACTACTTCCTGAGTCGAATAACGCTTCACACTCACACCCAACAGGCGGCATCCCCTCGCCATTCCACAGAGGCTGACTGGCGGCCAGTGCGGATTCGTATTGCTCGAAAGTTACCTTTTCACATTCTAAGGGAATGGTTTGCTTTCTTACTGCCTTCAACGCAATTTCTCCATATTTCTCACCGCAATCTATTGGCCAGTTACCTGACTCATCATAAAAATCGATATTTGCTTCATCCAAGAAACGGCAGCATTCAACCGCACCATCCGGCCACCCACCGTGCTTCGGCAATTCTTGCACCAAAATATCAATCAGTTTCACGTCATTTCCTCCAGACAAAAAGAAACCCGCATTGCGCGGGCTGTATTCGTTGCTGATTCAGGCATCACTCACCGCCACTTTGATTGCGAATACCTTTACCGGGTTAGGGCCGAAATGTGGGTGCGTAATCACCTTAATCTCGTAACCGTCATAGGGGATATCGATGCGCTTGTTTACGTCATCGCGCTTCGGATAACCTCTGGTGATAATTAGACGGTCATATTTGCGCCCAAAGATGCGACGCCCCCAGTACGGATTCACCAAGCGATATTCTTCTGTTTTCTCGCCGCGTTTCATCTGGTCAAAATACAGCCCATTCACAGCCAATTGCAGGTTAGCCATCACTCAGCCTCCTGCTTCGGTGCTTCTGGCAGTTCGTGCCAGTGAGTTGGCGTCCACGACGCACCAGGGATTAACCACCCGCTATCCTGTGCATCTGGATGTCCCGGAATATATGTCGCCCATTTCGATGTCCACTCGCGACCAAACCAGCGGCCCACAAGCACAGCACGGCGGCTTCCCGGCATCCGCTCGCTGACCGGTATCCAACCATCATGGATTGCCGGAGAGTTACCGGACAACTGCCCTGCCTGTACTGCTGGCGCTGCGAGATAGACATCCATACGGCAGGCGTTATATCCAGCTGCAAACAGGGATGCAGGAGAATCCCTGTCTACCAGAAATGACCTTTTTGAGGTGATTTCCCGAGCCTGTTCGTACGTCATTTCATCCGGCACGCTCGTAACTTGCGGGGCTGCGTAGACGATGCGCGCCAGCGCCTCCCGTCGCTCGGATGTCAATTCTTCGCTGCTGCACAGCATTTCGAGGTATGGCCAGATTGCTTGCTCCAGTTGTTCTGCTGTCATGGTCATACCTGGCTCCCGCGAAGCAGTGCTGCCCAATCGTTTAACGCCTGCTCTGCGTATTCGCCTGACAGACCATCATCCGGCGCGGTGGCCAGTTCTTCTTTGGCTCCGAGCACCGCCTTAACCACGTCGTAAACTTCTGCCGTTGGTTTATCGATAAAACCGTGATTGAATGCGGCGGCAAGGCGGGCAGCGGCAAAATTAACACCTTCAACGCGCCCAGCCGCCCGCTGTTCTTTCACCCATGCGTCCGTTGCGGGGGTTTTCAGTTTTTCCAGAACCGCATCGTCAGGCTGATAGGGTCCGTTATAGCTGAACTCATCCGCGTCAAAGCCAATCAGCGCCGCATTCTCCCCAGCCAGCGCCGCGCACTTGGCTTCCAGTTCAGCAACATGACAACGTGCGTCAGCATCGTTTGCTTCTGACGCTTTGAGTGCTGCCGCCAGCGCATCACTACGCGCACTCTGCACGTCCAGCGCAGATGCAAGCTCGGTCAGCAAATTAGCCACGCTACGCATGTCTACCGCGCCGCAGTCGGCTTTTAACTCAGACGCCAGTTCATGACCGGCGCTTACCAGGGTCTTATTGTTATCTGTCATTTCCGCGCTCCTTTAATCATCAGGCTGATGTAGCGGTTATCATCCGGGCCGGTAAAACTGTGGCGTTTGAGTAATTCCGATTTGTCTGGCATTGGCTTTACTCTGTGGCGGGCTACTAATTCGTTAGGGGATATATCAGGGTTGTAGGATTGACCAATCATGATGCTTTCTCCGTAACCCGCTTAAGCGCTGTGTTTAGCTCTTCTGCATAACGTTGGGCTTTGAACGGGTTTCTGATGATTCTGTTGTTTGGAGTGCGCCAGCCTCTGCCGTTTATGGAATAGGGGAGGGTGACCGCACCGACACGAATGAAGTCATTTGGGTGTTTCATACTGGATTCGCTATTTAATTAGCAGGGATGGCTTTCCGGTTTTTATGACCGCGCCGGGTACTTCATTACCGGCTTCAAGTTGGTGTTTGATGGCTAATTTGTCTGGCTTAATGATGGTGTCAAATTCGACGAATTCAGTTGGAAGTTGTGATGCATCGGTGATTTCAACACAACGAGAAGGCGTCCTTACAGTTACCTGATGAAGGCCTGCGCGAATGGATTTCTTTCCGGCTTTTTCAAGCGCTGTTGCGATGTACGCCTTGATGCTGGTTACTTTGTTATCAATTGATGCCGAGCGCTCCTGAAGCTTTTTAGCCTCTTCCCTGAGGCGTTCTGAATATCCACTTTCGTTTTTGCAGATGGCAAGCAGTTGCTCTATTTTATCGGCCAGTTCACCCTCAATCCCTTCGAGGGTGTCTGCCATGGTTTCCGGGTCGATATCAGCATCCATCAGCCTGGCGTAGTCGCTGGCAACCTCATACAGTTTGCTCATTGGCCGCCTCCAGTTTCACTTTGCATTCTGCGTATACTGCCTGGACGTTTTGCTGCAACTTCATGCCGGATGTCAGCTTGTACGCCTCTGCAAATTTCCGCTTGAGGTCGTCCATAGTTTCGGACTGAGCCATTTCATCGCAAAGGTCACTGGCTTTATCAATGACATCCTGCTGGCGCTTGCGCTCGTCTTCCCTGATTTGCTCTTCTGAGTGGTAGGCCATGACTGGCTCCTGATGCATACCTTCATCATCGTTAAGCAGATGAATAGCGTTATCCAGACGCTGCGCTTTAGGCCAGTATTTGCTGGCGCGCTTAACGATGGTCTTGCGGGCCATCTCTTCCCAGAAGTTTTTCCAGGGCCCATTCTTGGCCTTGCTGGTAGCTTCTACGGCCTTGATTTCCGCCAGGCTCATTTCTTCAGTGAGGTAATCACCATCAGGCGTTTTAACTGTGCAGTAACCGCCGACCACTTCGCCACGGTCGCCGAACGCGTTGTATTTGTGCGTTGGCGCTTTATCCAGTCCGTTGGATTCGTAGGTGTCGTTTGCGCATACCAGCTTGCACTGGCCCCACTTAATTGAGCCGGACGACTGAGCCAGATGAAGCAGGCCCATGTAGCTGATGTCGAGGCATACCATCCCATCTCGGGGCACCAGGTACGCCAGCTTGCTCGCCGGGTTCAGCGTGATGCCGATAGCCGCAACGTTGATGATGGCGTTCTGCGCGCTGGTAGGGTTGTTGATTGCCGTCTTCGCGAGGAAGTCGTTTTTCTGAAAGAGCTGAATGGCAAACTGGCTTTCCTTAGCCCATGTGACCGTCTGGTCGGTCATAGCGCCGCAAAACAGCGGCTCCTGCTGCTTAACGAAACTGACGATATCGAATGACATTACGCTGCCTCCCTGTGTGAATGTCGCGCTTTGAAGATGCCGATTGCATACTCGGCGGTAACGCGCTCGGTCAGCGCATCAATCCACCAACCCTCGGATGCGTCCTGAAACGCGATGCTGTGTCCTTCGAGGTAATTGATGGCGTCAGCGGTATGTTCATCCGCATCCGTGGCCGCCAGAGCCGAGATAAACGGGTTGGCTTTCTTCGCCAGTCGCTCAACTTCATCGCTGATGCGCTCGTTATCCGTTGCGTCCAGCGCGGCGATAATTTGCTCAATTTCTTTAACATCTGTCAGGCTCAGTCTCATTGCTTCTGCTCCTGTGGTTTCGGTTGCTGTTTCATCAAATCTTTCATGAGGCGGGAAAACTGCTCATCCGTCATGTCGCGAGGGTTAATAGTCTTCATTGCGGCCTCCGGTACCATGGCATGCTCACTGCCTGCTTCATCTGCTGATTCGCCTGTAACCACATCCCGGCGTCACCGAGGAAGCGGGCGATGACCGCTTTGCTCTGCGCGGCCATAAGGGCCTGATGGTTTACTGTTTGATTGCCGTACATGTCAGCTCCTTAAGCGTTTTGCAGATACCGCGCATGCGGCGGGTGATGAGGTCGAGTAGCGATTCAGAGCAGCCCACAACAGGCCACCCTGCAAAAGCGAACTGTTGCATGGTGTTATCCTTGGTTAATTGGCATAGCGAAAACGCCTCGAATGAAGCGCTGTTGATATGCAGGCGAAAAAAAGCCCTCCGGAGAGGGCGAACAGACAACAAGGGTTATTTCTCCATTTAACCAGGACAGTTATCTTCTCTCCTGTCTTGGTTATGATGCGGATTGCATCAGATAACCGACTCCATGAATCGGCTATCGGCTGCTAGATTTCTTCAAAGCCCCAATCCATGCGCTCCCATGCAATTTCCTTCATAACCTCATTCTTTCCTTCATCATCCATTTTCTCCCACTCTTCATCGCTAATCCCTAAGTCATCCTCAAGGTCGACAACTTGCTCATATTTCGAATGGATGTTTGCACCGGAATCCAGCCAAACTTTAAATTTACGTCCCATTTAATTCTCCTATTCAGATGTCGGCTATCGGCTGCTATTCAGCTGGCGGGGCAGGGAGTGGCATCCAGTGGGTGACGGTCTTGAGATTCAAACCTAAACCGTCGCCGTCATCCCATGATGGCTCGTTGTTTTTGAACCAATCTCCGAAACACGCTATCTGATAGTTAGGCTCGCAAGATGTGTAATGCCCTTTAAAATCTGCAGCCAAAACGTAATCATCATTTTCCGGCATCCGCTCGCTACATTTAATCCACTCCATTCACTCCTCCTCGCCGATGGCTTTAGCTTGCGAGCATTCATCATCAATGTCGTAAATATCGTGATAGCATTCGTGGCAAAGCTCTTCATTACCATCGCCACTGTAAACGGCAACCGCAGCAACCCCTTTGCCGCATACGTCGCATTCGACTTCCTCATCCATATCTCACCTCAGATAAGTGGCTTGCCCAAAAAGAAAGGCCGACTATGCGGCCTTTAGTTTTTCCAGTTCTCTTTCAATCATTGCGGTGGTTCTTATTGCCCATTTAACGACATATTTCCTATCCTCCATTACAGGAAACATTTCATCAGGCTTAACCATGCATTCAGATTGCAGCTTGCATCCATTGCATCGTTTGAATTGTCCACACCATTGATTCTTATCAATAGTCGTAGTCATACGGATAGTCCTGGTATTGTTCCATAACATCCTGTGGATGTTCATCGAACTCTTCAAATTCTTCTTCCATATATCACCTCAAATTAATGGAATCGATTTGCCGCGCATTTTCTGGTGCGCGTTAATCAAGTGGGTAGGGTGGTTAACCGGCTTTTTGTATGCCGGGTTACGCTTACGTTCGGTTACTTCCGGCTTCTTGTCGCGGAGAGCTACGAGCGAAGTGGCTCGGTCTGCTATGACGCAACCAGAGAGATAATTTTCAGCAATAAAAAACCCGCCGAAGCAGGCTCATCTTTTCTTTCCTAGTGATGGCAATCCACCTGAGTAATCAGGGCCTGAAGACCAGTAAGGCTGACAAAGAATTGAGCTTTTTGTTGCCCTCACTGGTTTCGTAGCGAACGGTACTTTCTCTCTTTTGGCGTCACGGATAATTTTAAGCTCTTTCTCTGATGCTTTAGGGTGGTAATCATTAATATGTTTCCATGCTGCCCTTGCATTAAACTTTTTACCGCACAGAGGACAAAAGCATGTATCTGGAGAGAAATACGCTGGCATACTTACCTCGCTGTGACATTTTTTGAGTTACGGTATCCCGCAGAGTACAACGCAACATTAGGCAGGCAAACAGAGCCCTGGTACTGGCGTGTAATAGTTGTGATCGCCACCACCTCTGCTCTCATAGACACCTTGCGCTTACATTGCAGTTCAACCTTGCTAGGTGTTGGGCGATGCATTACTTCGCTGCTGATGCTGTCAGCGCTTTGCATATGTGCCCGGCGCTCACGACGACGAGCGGCGGATGAACCTTTGAACTCTGTTCTGCGTGACATAGTGACCTCCTGGTGATCTTTGGTGGTGAACGCAGCCGGGCGACTAACTCCGGTCGCGTACTCATTGCCAAGCGCCTCCGCCGAGAAGGTTAGCTTCTGCGTTCACCCCAAAGTTCACTTTGGTCGTTAGGCTTTTCAGCCTCGTAGTCGATTCATTCGACGTTGTAGAAAGAGCGATGCCAATCTGTTCCGTTTGGCTACCAGCGTTCTGCTGATGGACTTAGTATCACCGCCAGTGGTTTTATAGTCAACACCGCAGGAGATAAAAAATCACAAGCGGTGTTGATGTTTATGATTTATAAGATAATTTATTTTTCTGCTCATTTTTAATGCATAAAGATCGGGCGCAATCCCCTGTGATGTGCTGAGAAGGTCGAAAAGTGAGCTTCGGAGGTAATATGGATGACGAAAAGGCGGGTTTAATTCTGAATGCGATAGGACTTGCCGTGGTTGATTTGGTCGCGGCTCAGGTGCCTATAACCAAAGATAACCTTGTGGAAAGGTTGGAGCACAACAGGAGGGTGACCGGGAATGTTATAGGAAAGGGAGCTAACAGGGATGCTGCGGAACTAGTGCGGAAGGGGCAATAAAAAAGCCCGCACGGGCGGGCAGGTAGTGTTGCGATAGTTATTATTATCAGTTTCAGGCTGGATAGTTATCGGCAGAATGGCGGATAGCTTTATGGGTGGGCAATAAAAAACCCGGCGCGGTGGCCGGGTCTTCATAACCTATGCTGCTTTTTTGATTTTTGCAGCTAAGTTATGTTCTATTTGGTCAGAAATTTTTTCTGCTTTAGACAGGAGTCTATCCAGTAGTCTCAACTGTTGCATCAGTGTAAATTTAGCCATATTTCCGCCTCGCTCGTTGTCTGACAATCAAGTTAGATTGTAAATGTTTGATGCACGAATGGCTTCTTATCTAGTGTAGCTATCACAGCAAGCAATCTATCTTTATCGCCAGCATCTATAGCATCGGCCATCTCGTGCATTAAATCAATGTACTCACCAAGAACGCTGGCATCAAAATCTAATTCCAGCATATCCGCAATAGTTACCATCACGGAATGAGCCTTGGTTAAAATGTCCGCCCTGTATTTGTAGCTTGGATTCTCCTGCTGCAAGTACTCAGGTGCGAATGAAAATGTTTTAGTCGTAGACAGGGCCCTAGCTACGATTGCAAGCACTCGAGAGTAGTGTCCTTCAAATGCTGCTGACATCAAAGCCTTGTCTTCTGAACTAAGGGTCATTAACTATACTCCTTATATAGTAACGATCAATACGTTTTACAATAGGTTGTACCTATCGTTTGGTTTTTAAGCACTTTTTGATAAGGCTGGTACTGACCATCCATGCAAGAAGTACCGTTATTGCTGCTCGATAAAATATATACATAAAATCGGCACGTTTGGTAGCATCTTTATGCTGAGTTAGTTGTATCGTCACGAAAAGGATGGATTAATCATCTGACCTATCACCCAAACGTCTCTTCAGGCCACTGCGCCTTAACTACCTTGCCTATGATGCGGCATGTGTGATCGCAATCGAGAACTCTATACGCAGGGTTTAACGGAACGAGATAACTGACACCTGCATCACGGTCATATTTCTTGAAAGTCACTTCTGAGTCTCCATTGATAGACGCCACGCAGAAGTCACCAGGTTCCACATCCTCAGCCGGGTCTACGAGTATTAGCATGCCTTCCGGAAAACTTGGGCGAACCCCCTGAGGTGCCGTCATTGAATGACCCTTTACCTCAAGCCAAAAAGCGTTTGCGCTTGCTTTCCTTGTGGTTTCGACCCACGCCTTAGCATCTTTTGCAGTATATGTTCCAACCTCAGCAAACCCTCCTGCCTGTACAGAGGTAAACAGAGGGTACTCATACACAGGGTTAACACCTTTTTCAGTGCCTAATGATGCATACATGTCGGCAATATCCGCTGCAAGTGAAGGGCTAAACTCTTCAACACCAACACGAAGCACTTTTGCCAAAGCCGCTGCATTACTGTGATTCAATGCGTTTACACCATTTAACAAAGCCGCAACGGCAGACTGACCAACCCCAATCGCATGCGCCACTGACTCCTGAGACAGGCCCAGTTCATTTTTTTTACTTTCATAAATCGCTTTCAGACGATTTGCGTCTTCTAGCTGCTCTGCGGAGAGAGGCTTCTTTTTAGTATTCATGGTGCAAATTTATCACCGCATGGAATAAATCACTAACACCGCATGTGTTGACTATTTTACCTCTTGCGGTGATAATGAAACTGTTCATAAGGAGGACCGCTATATGCAGCGTTTGAAACTTAAAGATTACGCGGCCCGTTTTGGTCAGACAAAAACAGCTAGTGACCTGGGCGTTTATCAAAGCGCGATATTCAAAGCTATCAATTCAAAAAGAAACATAACTGTGACCGTCCACGATGATGGGTCAGTTTCTGCTGAGGAGCTTAAGCCGTTCCCTGGCAATCGTCGCGATACGCAGGCCGCCTAAGCAGTACCCGCTCTTTTCAAAATGGACATTCGTCCTACGTCGCTGCAAAGCGAGTATTAATTCAAACAAATGGCAATGCATTGGTTTGCATAGCCACGTTTAACTATTCAACAAAGGAAGAATACCGAATGGAACTTACAAGCACACGCAAGAGAGCCAACGCAATTACCAGCAACATTTTCAACCGCATCGCTATTCGCGGTCAGAGAAATATCGCATCGCAGCTGGGCGTTGATGAGTCGCAAATTACCCGTTGGAAATCCAGCATGATCCCGAAGATGTCGATGCTGTTGGCAATTCTGGAGTGGGGAGTTGAAGACGAGGAATTATCGAATCTTGCAAAGCAGGTAGCACTGCTTCTCACAAAAGATAAAGCCCCGATGAGCGGTAACTCATTCGAGGCTTAAGCGCACTGTGTTACGCCAAGTAACAGGAGTAATTATGTCAAAAACACTCAGTCCTGACCAGGACAAATTACACAAAAACATTATTCGTGATCGCTACCTGTCCGGTTTTAAGCAGCCTGGTCGATTCCGGGCTGAGTGGGAACGGGTGAAAAAATTATTCAGAGGTAAAGGTCATGAGTAATCTCGCAACAGTAACTCAGTTAAGGCCTGTAGAGCGGCCTGCGGAGCGTCGCGTGGCAGAAATTGAAGATGGATATACCCGTCTTGCAAATGCCCTGTATGACGAGCTTATCGGCGCAGATTTAACGAAGAACCAGAGCAAGGTTGCTCATGCCATTTGTCGCAAAACATACGGCTTTGGTAAGAAAATGGACCGCATCTCCGACAGCCAATTAGCTCAACTTACCCGGCTGCCAAGACAGAAAGTCAACAAGGCCAAGAATGAGCTGATCGCAATGAAAGTTATCAAGCGTGACGGGCACTTAATCGGTCCGAACAAGGAAATCAGCGAGTGGCAAATCGAAGGGTGTCACTACTCTGGTGATAATGTCACTGCAATGGTGACAAAAGCTGTCACCAAAACGGTGACAGCGCTGTCACCAAAACAGAGTCACACAAAAGAAACTATTACAAAAGAAAATAAAGAAACTACCCCCTTACCCCCTGGAGGGGGAGACGGGCAGGTTTCTAAACCTGAAAAGCGAAAAGCAGAACGCATCGACTACGAATCCTTCCTGAACGCCTACAACACCGAAGTCGGTGACAGACTTCCACATGCTGTTGCGGTCAACGAGAAACGTAAACGCCGCCTGAAGAAAATCATCCCGCAACTGAAAACGCCAAATGTGGACGGTTTCAGAGCGTATGTCAGGGCGTTTGTGCATCAGGCCAAGCCGTTTTACTTCGGAGACAACGACACGGGCTGGACGGCTGATTTTGATTACCTGCTGAGGGAAGACTCGTTAACGGGAGTTCGGGAAGGGAAGTTTGCAGACAGGGGGATTGCATGAGACAGGATATCGAAGCGAGCGTTATCGGTGGCCTGCTGATTGGCGGATTGACGCCGATGGCGAGCGAGGTTCTAGCGACGCTGGAGCCTGAGTCGTTCACCATCCCGCTCTACCAGAAAGCCTTTCGCGTTATCCAGAAGCAAGCCCGTAACCGGAACCTCATCGACATGCTCATGGTGGCGGAAGAGTGCGGCGACGAGCATTTCGGCGACATCATCGAGACTGCAAAGTCATGCCCCAGCGCGGCGAACCTGAAAGGGTATGCTGGCATGGTCGCGGACAACCATCACCGGCGCCTGGTTTTGCAGCTGATGGATGAGATGCGAGGCCCAATCCAGAACGGCACTATCGACGCATCCGGCCAGGCGATGGATGAGCTGGTAAAGCGGCTATCGGCTATCCGCAAGCCACGCGACGAAGTCCGGCCTGTTCATCTGGCAGATGTGATTAACGAGTACGCCGATGTGCTGGAAAAGCGCCAGCGCAACGGGGAAGAGTCGGACACGCTGAAGACCGGGATTTATGAGCTGGATGCGATCACCGGCGGCATGAACGCGCAGGACCTGGTAATTATCGCGGCTCGTCCGGGGTGCGGTAAAACAGAGCTGGCGTTGAAGATTGCCGAAGGCGTTGCAAGTCACGCAATGCCTGGCGGTGAGCGTCGCGGAGTTCTGATTTTCAGCATGGAGATGAGCAACCTCCAGATAGCAGAGCGAAGCATCGCCGGAGCCGGAATGTTGCCGGTAAACGCGCTGCGTAACCCTGCGCGACTCGACGATGAAGGCTGGGCCAGAATTTCTAACGGCATTTCAGCGCTCATTGGTCTGGATGTATGGCTGGTTGATGCATCAAGCCTGACCATCGAGCAGATCCGCTCTATCGCAGAGCGTCACAAGCAGGAGCACCCAAATCTTTCGCTGATTCTTGCCGATTACCTCGGCCTGATTAAGAAGCCAAAGGCAGAGCGTAATGACCTGGCGATCGCACACATATCGGGAAGCCTGAAGGCAATGGCAAAAGACCTGCGAACGCCGGTTATCTGCCTTAGCCAGCTTTCTCGTGATGTGGAAAAACGCCCCAACAAACGACCAAACAACTCTGACCTGCGCGACTCCGGCAGCATCGAACAGGACGCCGACTCAATCATCATGATCTACAGCGAGGCAGTGTATGACGAGAACAGTCCGGCCGCGCCATTTGCTGAAATCATCGTAACGAAAAACCGTTTTGGCTCACTTGGTACGGTTTACCAGCGGTTCTGCAACGGACACTTTGTTGCATGTGACCAGGATGAAGCCAGACAGATTTGCACAGAATCAAATGCACCTGCTGCGCGTGGCAGACGATATGCACAAGGGGCTGACGTATGACCATCTACATCACTGAGCTGATAGCGGGCCTGCTGGTAATCGCAGGCCTTTTTATTTGGGGGAGGGTAAATCGTGGCTGAGTTAATTTTCTCTGCATTGAGGCTTCTCGGTGCTCTGTGGATGGTGGCGACGTTCATTGTGGTTGCTGGCTGTTTTGTCCGGTTGGTAGGCGAAGGTAAAGACCTGGTGGGTGTGCTTTTCGGTAGCATTCTCCTGTGGGTGATTATCGGTGTTGCGCCTGTCGCTGTAGCAAAAATGGCGTGGCGTTTTGTGAGTTGAGGCGACAATGAAGCAAACAATCTTCCTCCGAACTAAGCAACAACAGCAAGCCGCAATAAATGCCATCCTCTCAACTCCTCTCGATAAAGACAAGCCAGTCACGATCCGCATTACTGACTACAAGCGCAACCTTGACCAGAACGCGAAATTTCACGCGCTCCTGGCGGATATCGCTGCGCAGGTTCAGTGGTGCGGAAAATGGCTGCGTCCGGAGCAATGGAAGGTGCTGCTGATTAGCGGTCACGCCGTGGCGACAAAGCAAGAGGCGGAGGTGGTGCCAGGTCTTGAGGGTGAATACGTAAACATCCGCGAGAGCAGCGCTGAGATGAGCGTAAAGCGCATGTCGAGCCTCATCGATTACACGATAGCGTGGGCGACCGGTCAGGGCGTCAGATTCACTGACAGGAGGTATATGTGACAGACAAATCAAACACGCCAGTTGAGATAAAAGACCTCTGGCAAACTCCGCCGGAAATCTACCGGGCGTTACGGAGCGAGTTCCCGTTTTTCCTTGATGCGGCGGCAAGCCAGAGTAATGCGCTTTGCACCAGGTTCATTGATGAAAGGGAAAACACGCTCGAAGCGAATTGGATCTCGAAAATGCCGATTGGAGTTGGACGGGCTTACGCATGGCTGAACCCGCCATACAGCGCGCCCATGCCTTTCGTTAAGAAGGCCGCACAGGAGAATGCAGATCACAGTGTTGGCTGCGTGATGCTTCTGCCTGCTGATACCTCTGTCCAGTGGTTTAAAGAGGCCATCAAAACAGCGAATGAAGTCAGATTCATTACTGGCGGGCGGCTCTCATTTCTGAACGCAAGCACGGGCAAGCCGGTAAACGGCAACAACAAAGGCTCAGTGCTCATCATCTGGCATCCATGGCCGCGAGCTGGCGAATGTCGGATGACGACTGTCGATCGTGATGAGCTTATGGCGTATGGCAGAAAACGCCTGGAGGCGCTGAAATGCGAAAACGAAAAAGCAGCCTAGTCGCTGTAATGGAAAACTGCATATTCATCGTCCGACACCGCCGCAAGAAGAAACCTGAATTACCTCCCTCTCAAATCCCAACGTACGCGTATACAGCCCACCTTGCTGATGTCCGGTGGCTGCGTCAACGCGCCAGGAGGAAGCATGACAGCTGAATACGAGTACGCAGAGCGTTTCGCCGACATAATGGAAGACATGCAGGGCGATGGCGTGGATGCCATGAACATCCTGATGAATTACCTGATGGGCTTCGTCGAGCAGATGAGCTAAGGCGAAGAGGACAAGGGGCTCATCTGGCAACTGGAAGACAAAGAGCTGGTTATCACCATTGAGCCGGCAGAGACAAACACAGCGAGGCTGCACTGATGGACTATTCAAAGTTAAGTGACCGGGATATTGATGCCCTGGTTTTGCAGCAAATTTATGGCAATCAGGCCAGTGACAAAGACATCGTGCGTTCCTGGTTGCGAGGCGGATTTAAATACACGGCCAACCCCGCCGACGCATGGCCGATTATTCAGGACAATCGTATTAGTTTGGTTATCGATGATACGACAAATGAATGGTCATCGGCTCTGGTTAATGACTTTTCTGAAGACAGCGCATTCCAGCATTCCAACGCCAATAAAAACCCTCTGCGTGCGGCGATGATTACTTTCCTCATGATGCAGGAAAGCCAACATGCTTAACCCCACCCAAACCCAAGCATACGAGCAGCAGAGCATAGCCAGAGCTCTCTGCGCAGGATGCAGCAAGCAACTTGAACCAGATGAAACGCACTGCTGTGAAGAGTGCGTAGCGCAGGCTATCTACTATCGCGATCCGAATCATTTTATGGTGGAGGATGAAGATGAAGGTTCTCATTGATGATGAATGCGTGCTGACGATAAGGCCAGAAACCGGAGCAGAAGCATTGGCATTGAGATTCTGGTGTCAAGGCTATAAACCATTCGGGGCAGAAGATGATTATTCAAGGATTATTGTTGAGACACACAGGTTAGGTGAGGAGTCGGATGATGGCGAAATCATCAAGGCGCAGATGTAAAAACGAAGAGTGCAGAGAATGGTTTCACCCTCAACACTCGAACATATGGTGGTGCTCCCCGGAATGCGGCGCAAAGATAGCACTTGAGCGACGAAGCAGGGAGCGTGACAAAGAACTCAAAGCAGCAGAGAAGAAACGACGAAGAGAAGAACAGCAGCAGAAAGACAGACTCAAGATTCGAAAGCTCGCCTTAAAGCCCCTCAGCTACTTCCACAAACTCACTCAGCAGGCATTTAACGAATACATCCGCACAAGAGATGCAGGCAGTCCATGCATAAGCTGCGGCAGGCTTACGGGCGCAAAAATGAACGCAGGCCATTTCAGGACGGTCGCGGCTTCTCCGGAAACCCGGTACGACGAAACCAACTGTCACATCCAATGCGAACACTGTAATTCGTACCTGTCGGGGAATATCGGAGCATACCGCCCGAGGCTCATCGAAAAAATAGGGAATGAAGCCTATGAAAAATTGATGGGTCCGCACGAGAAAAAGAAGTGGACGCGTGAGGATTTGCAGGAGCTGGCGAGGCACTACAGACAGAAAACCAAAGCACTGCGTGAGAGCAGGGAGGAGGCCGCATGAGCGAAGTAAGCAGAGAGGTCTGTGAGGAATATCTCGATGCCCTGGTGACCGTCGAGCTGGCAGCAAAGTTGGCGCAGAAAGACGGCCGCAAGGTTAACGGTGCTATCCGCGCAACGGTGAGTGCATTGCTGCCGCGGCTTAGCGACCGGAAAGTCAGGGGAATATTCACCGGCCTTGCACGTCAGCCATTCCCGGATGGCGCGCTCAAGATGCTGCGCAGGCAGCTCGATTCAATGGTAGGGGAGCCAGTATGAGCACAGTAACCAGTATCGCATTAGCTCAGCAGCGCCAGAAGGATAAAGAGATGCTTGAGGCTATCGAGTGGCAGCTCAACAACGTTCACGAGACCGAGCGGCGCTTAAAGGAAATGCGCAAGGAGTTGGAAAACAGGATTGGTATCAACAAACCAGAGGGAGGCGATGCAGCATGAAGAGACTCACACCAGTATTTGGCATGGTTAACTTCATCGACGATGCGCACTTCCGCCGCGTATGGAAGCATCCGAAGAAAACCATAAACTCCCGCCAGAAAGCATGGACGCATTATATGCTTCAGGTATGGGGCAAAGTTAATGCAGGTGACGATTCGCCCGCCGGGGCTATCAACGTTATCGGGCGTCTAATGATTCGCAGCCAGTGGAGCGATGATAAGGCTAAGCAGATAGAAAGCGTTGTCATGCGGCTATACGAGGAAGAAGGCTTGCGGGGCGATGCTCTGTATCAGAAAGCTCGCGAACTGGTCATCCCGCAATCTTCATTCAGCAACATCATCGCTCTCGCCAAAGAATCAGATGATGCTGCGTTTGTTGAGCGCGTAATGGTTAAAACCTTTCACCGTGAAAGCCCCGTCCGCGATGTAGCTATTAAGCGATATTGCCACCGCAATTGCACGCAAGATATCGCTAAGCTGATGAGCCATGTCACCGGAATGGATGTGCAGTCATGTAGGCGTCGTGTTGTATGGTGCGAGAACGTGCTCGACTCGGAAATATTTTTCGCAATGAAGCGTGAAATTGAGAATGAATTTCCTCAATTAGCGGCTTAATTAATAAATATTTTCCGAAAGCATTGCAATCGCGAAATAGAAGTAGTACATTTTGTGTATGCTCGGAGCAAAAGCGAACTGAGCAGCCAAACAAACAAGCCCTGAGGTTCACGCCTCGGGGCTTTTTTATTGGCGAAATCTGGTAAGGGTATTGACTTGGTAATCCAGGATAGTTCCGGCTGGTCAATGGGGGCAGTGCTCTTTCCAGTTTTCGTCACGTTAGCGACTTTGCGGACTTTTTAGAAACTGACCACAAAGATAAATGCAAACGATGAGCAATTCCTGGCAGTAGCCTAACGGCCAAACACCAGTGAGGTCTTCCAGTTCCTCATCAACGAATCTGGCGCACTGGCCCGGTGTGATTAATAATGGGCGCACAACAGGTAAGGGCATTGGGCGACGTCGGAGATCGCCATTATTGGTAGAGGGTTCGAATCCCTACTCAGTGCTCTCATTCGTGGGTAACAACGGGCATATCGCCTTAGTAAATCCCATATCGGTGCTGGGTTGATCTCCAGCCGTCAGCTCCACGAAACGGAGTCCGTAACAGGTAAGGGAGCTGAACTTTTTAAGCCAGGTAAGCGCTGGCGTCGGTGCGATTCCGGGCAGTTTCCTTTCCGTTGTGGTGAATGCGCAGGCTGATGCGCAAAAGGCCCGCTAAAGCGAAGATAATTTAGCAATCCGGAGTTCAGCGCCGGCCACCACAATCAAATCACTCCAAATATTTAAGGCTCGCTTCGGCGGGCCTTTTTCGCATTAGGCCACAGGCAATCAATCACAGATGAACCCTCGCATCCTTTGCCTTGCTGGCCTTTCCTGACACTACCCACAGCACCCGCTTTAACGCGAGGTGAGAGATATGAAAATGCCCTACAAAAGCGATCCGAATATCTGGTCCATCCTCATCGCTTTCGGCATGACCCTTGTTGGCGCTATAGCCAGTTACTCCTTCAAAGTTCTCAAAGGAGAATCCTTTAGTTGGAGGACAATGTGCCTTCAACTAATTGTGTCGATATTCGCTGGTTTAATCATGACCATGATCGCCATCCACTATAACTGGCCGCAAGAGGTGATGGGCGGCGTATGTGGCATGGCTGGCTGGTCGGGTTCCTCCCTGATTAAAGCGCTTGAGAACCGTTTTCTGAGCAAAGCAGCAGGAAAAGAGGTATCCAATGACTAAAGACCAGTTCATGCGAGCTGCGGGCATCAGTAGCTCGCTGGCTGAGAAGTGGTATCCGCACATCGTCGAAGCCATGAACACCTACGGCATCGACACACCAAAACGCCAGGCTCACTTCATTGGGCAAATCGGCACCGAGTCGGGCGGCTTCCAGTCTGTGCAAGAGTCGCTCAACTACAGCGTCGCCGGTCTGGCGATATTCGGCTCTCGATTAACCGCTGCCCAACGCGAACAGCTAGGACGAAAGCCCGGAGAAAAGGCTTTATCCCCTGAGCGACAGGCGGCCATTGCCAACATCGTCTACGGCGGCCGATTCGGCAATAACCTGAATGGCGACGGCTGGAAGTATCGCGGGCGCGGCCTCAAGCAAATCACCTTCAAAGCTAACTACGAAGAGTGCGGCAAAGCGCTTGGGCTGAATCTGGTCGACTCCCCTGACCTGTTGCTACAGGACAAATACGCTGCGCTATCTGCAGGCTGGTTCTGGAAGGCAAATGGCTGCAACCAGTTTGCTGATGTTGGCGATGTAAACGGTTTGACCCGGCGCATTAACGGCGGCCTGAATGGTTTGCAGGATCGTATCGACAGGACGAAGCGAGCGGAAGGAGTTTTGTTATGAGTTTCACGACCATCAAAAACCTGATCCCATTCGTTTTCGCCCTCATCATCATCGGCTTCATTGCAAAGCTCGGCGCTGACAATCGCCAGCTGCGAATTGAAAACAGCTCTCTGGTGAAAGATAACCGCGAACTGAACGGCAAGAACGCTGACCTGGCGAACACCCTGCAAAATCTGGCTGACAAAGTGGGCGAGATGAACCAGCTAGTAGATGCAGAGTCACGCCGTCGCGCAGCAGCAGAAATGAAGTCACAGCGGCTTCAGGAGGAAGTGAAGAGTGCGCTCAAAGATAACAAGTGCTCTGTCGAGCTTATTCCTGATTCTGTTATTGACCAACTGCGCCGACAAGCCGACTCAATACGAGGTGGTGAAGGCACCGACACTACCGATACCGGCAAACTTACTCGTTGACTGCGTTATCCCTGAAATACAAAGCAACATGACTTTCGGGGATAGCGTACAGCTCAACATCCTGTTGCTCGATTCGCTGGACGCCTGTAACGGGCAGATTCGAACCATCAGGAAAATAGAAAGCAACCGAGCCTCGCAATAGCGGGGCTTTTTTATGCGCATCGCACGCGCACATCTTAGAAAGTCTTTCAGTTGTGAGCATGGGCAAACCGATTGCTTTCGGCGGCTTTGCCGTGCGACAGGCTCACGTCTAAAAGGAAATTTAAATGAGACTGACCGTTTTAGATGACGATCCTGGCCGGAAAATTAATCCCGCTCAGGAGCGATATAAAGTCTATATCGATGGCGTTGAAGTTAAGCATGTATTCACTGCTGATGATGAAAAAGACGAGGTGATTGCAGCAGTACCCGATGAGCGCGGATACATGACGGCGGAGAACGGCGTGGTTAAGCAACAAACGCTTTACGGAAAAGTCACCATTAAGCGCCAATAACCCCCCCCACAGGATAAGCCGTAAGTGGGTGAGCCATTCCGTGAGGAATCGCGAAGCCTGCGACCATGACAACCCCCAAGAAGATTCACCATCAGCAACAAAGCAATATCGGCCTCGCTTATGCGGGGCTTTTTTATGCGCTTCGCACGCGCAAAAAATAACCCGAGCCTTTCAGAAAGCTGAGCCTGAGAACAACCGTTGGTGTCATTGCGGCCTCTCGGGTGACGGCTGTTCTGTGCGACAGGCTCATCTTCCTTAAAGGTGTCAGCAATGAATATTGTTCCATTGAACTACAAAGGCGAAGCTATTCGTTTTAATACCGACGGATGGATAAATGCTACCGATATCGCTGATCGCTTCGGCAAGCGACTAGACCACTGGCTGTCCAATGCAGAGACGCTGGAATATGTGAGGGCATTGGATGAGGTCTATTCAGGATCACCATCTGAAATCTTACATACCCGTAAATCCGGGTATGTAAAAACCAGCAAAGCGCGTAAAGACAGGGGCGGTGGTACGTGGCTGCATCCAAAGCTATCGGTCGCCTTTGCCCGTTGGTGCGACCCTAAATTCTCCGTCTGGTGCGACCTGCATATTGATAGCCTGCTTCGTGGCGAACTTACCGAGCAACAGAAGTTTGAGCAAGCCTGTCGGATTCGAGATGACCGGCAATCAAAAGCCAGCAATGGGGCACGAGAAATGGCCCGCTGGCGATGGGATAAGCCCGGCATTGAAGCCAACGTTGAATTCTGGCGTGAGCAACTCCAGTTAACACTGGACATCGCAATTTAGAGGCTTGGAGAGGTGAGAGCCTCTTTCACAACGGCTTTCATCACAAGGCGCATTTACGAGTGCGCCTGATGATGGATGTCACTCCAACGATGCATAGCATCTTAATAACTAGGAAAACAAAATGACTAAACGCGCTATCTCAACTGGTGGTTATCCAATCGAAGTTTCCACCCCTACTGACCCGGTAACCATCCCTGCAGCGACAACCTCAGCTATCGGCGGGGTTAAGAAGATGGCTGCACAGGCTGATTCAACCGCAACCGATGTTGCTGGTCTGCTGGCTGACTTTAATGCTCTGCTGGCTAAAGCTCGCACTGCTGGGCTGATGTGATGATCACCATGAAGGTGGTGGCACAAAAGCGGTGGTGGGTAAGCCCATTACTTTCCGTGCTGAAGGCATTTGTCTACGCACGCATCGTTAAAGAGAAACACCTCAAATCCTTGTCAGGCTTCATTGCTCGATGGGGATTTAAGTTCAGAACAGAGAAATAACATGGCAAAGCTCACCGACAAACAAGAGCTGTTTGCCCGTGAGTTCATTAAAGACCTCAACGCCACTCAGGCGGCCATCAGGGCGGGTTACAGCGAGAAGTCATCCCGCAACCAAGGCGCAAGGATGATGGCAAATGATGACATTTTGCATCGCATCGCAGAATTGAATCAGGAGCGTCTGGAGCGAGTTCAAGTTGATGCTGATTACGTTCTGCGCCAGGCAGTAAAACTTCATGAGCGCTGCATGCAGGAGGTTGAACCTCTTACTGACAGGCGTGGTGAGGAAATAAAAGATGAGCAGGGAAGAACGATTTACGGCTTCGACGCAAAGGGCGCTGCCGCTGCACTGAAGCTTGTTGGTGAGCACATAACTGTGCAGGCATTCAAGACCAACGTTAAGGCTGAACATGTCGGTAAGGATGGCAAGCCGATTGAAGTTGTTAACTACACCCCTGCTGATTACAAAGCAGCACAGGCTCAGCTTGAGGGGAAATTAAAAGGCCTGGACTGATATGAACGAAATTATCGAATGGGATGATTTGTCATTCCCTGAGCGTGTAGTGCTTCGTTCAAAGTCCACCAAGTCGTTTCTCAACTTCACTCGGTTGTGGTTTGAACTTATTCAGGGCGATCGCCTGCTGGTAAACTGGCATCACCGCCTGATGGCGTCAAAAATTGATGATCTGATAGCCGGACGCCTTGAGCCGCGAAACCTAATTATCAATATTCCACCTGGCGGGACGAAAACGGAGTTCTTCTCCATTCATTTTCCTGCATACGTCAATGCACTGGTGCAGGAAGGAAAGCTCAAGCGTTTCCGCAACCTGAATATCTCTTTTGCTGACACGCTGGTTAAGCGCAACTCACGCCGCACTCGCGACATCATTGCCAGTAAAGAGTATCAGGAGTTTTGGCCGTGCTCATTTGGCGTCAACCAGGCTGAAGAGTGGGAGATAAAGGACGAGCGCGGACGCTCAATAGGGCAGACGGTATCCCGCTCCAGTAACGGGCAAATCACCGGTGGTCGTGGTGGCTACTTTGGGCCCGAATTCTCCGGCATGGTTATGCTGGATGACTACAACAAGCCGGTAGACATGCTCAGCGAGACCAAGCGGAACAGCGCTAACACGCTTCTGGTAAACACCATCCGTTCTCGCCGCGGCGATAAGTCGAAAGACCACCCAACACCATTCGTGAGCATTCAGCAGCGCCTTCATACTGACGACGCAACCGGCTTCATGCTGTCAGGTGGTATGGGCGTTGATTTCCATCACGTCGCCATCCCGGCGCTGATTGACGAAAAATACATTCAGTCCCTGCCTGAGCCATGGTGTTCACTGTGCTGGGAAACGGTCAAAGACACCGAGTCGGTCGAAGTCTCCGGGACGCGATACTGGTCATACTGGCCGCAGATGGAAGACGTGAACGACCTCGTCGCCCTGTGGGAGAGAGACCGTTACACATTCCTGTCGCAGTATCAGCAGAACCCAATGGCGCTGACTGGCGGAATCATCGAAACCGACTGGTTTAAGACATACACCACGCTGCCTAAGCTCACGCACCGCGCCGTGTATGTGGATACCAACAGCGGCAAGGTAGAGGACTGGCTTGACTACACCGTGTTCACGCTTGTTGGTATGGGCGTTGATGGCAACCTCTACATCATTGATGTCGTGCGTGGACGCTGGGACCCGGAAGACCTCCTGAAGAAAGCCGAAGAAGTGTGGGAGAAATGGCGGATGCAGGGATCGCTTCGAATCATGCCAATGCGGCACATGGCAATAGAAGAGAAGCAGGCCGGGCAGGGCCTGATCACCACCCTCAAGAAGCGCAACAGTATCCCGGTTAAAGAGATTCCTCGCGGCGCAGGCCAGAACAAACTGGTTCGCTGCCTCAACGTCATCCCGCAGATAAAGACCGGCAAAGTGTACGTGCCAGCCACGCATGATGCTAACGGCGCGGCAGTGCTTCATACCCGTTACGAAGACGGCACCATTGCCGGAACAACCTCATGGGTTATCACCGCCATGACCGAATGCGCTGCGTTCTCAGCTGACGACAGTCACGACAATGACGACATCCTTGATACCTGGATGGATGCCATTGACGACAACCTTATTTCCGGTCGCCAGCCGATGGTCATCGACCCGAGCCAACTCAGGAGAATTTAAGTGTGGCCGTTTAAAAAGAAACAAGTCGCCGCGCCTGAGCCGGTGAAAGAGCCTGAAAAATCGCAGATGAAAATTAAGGCCGAATCGGTGGCGCAAATCACACCAAAGCCGCCGAGAGACTTTGCACAGTACGTACCGCCAAAAGGTGTCATCCCTGAGAGCATCGAGAAGGGCATTCTCGCTATGGACTCGACGCCATACGATGCCCTTAACAACGCTTACATGGGTTACACCTACGGCTACCCTGACAGCTTCCCCGGATACCCTTATCTCGCCACGCTGGCGCAGAAGCCGGAATATCGCAAGATGGTCGGCACCATCGCCGAAGAGATGACCCGCAAGTGGGTGAAACTCAAGACGGTGGGTGATGACGACAAGGCGGATCGAGTCCGCGAGCTTTATGCAGCGATGGAGAAATTCCGCGTTAAGGAGAAATTCCGCGAGGCTGCAGAGCACGACGGATATTTTGGTGGCGGCCAGATTTACATCGACGTGAAGACTGCAAAAGGGGCGTCAGCCTGGACAGATGCCGTGGAGTTGCAGTCAAAACTGTTTATCTCCGACAAGAAGATCACAAAGGGATCGCTGATTGGCTTCACCGTCATTGAGCCTGTCTGGACCTATCCGGGCGTCTACAACACTGACAACCCGATGAGTCCCGACTTCTACAAGCCGACAGAATGGTTTGTGATGGCGAAGACAGTAAATGCAAGCCGCATGCTGGACTTCGTTTCCAGGCAGGTGCCAGATCTTCTGAAAGCGGCCTACAACTTCCGTGGGCTAAGCCTGACACAAATGGCCGAACCTTACGTGAATAACTGGCTGCGCACGCGTGACAGCGTAAGTGACATGATTCACTCGTTCAGTATCCCGGTAATCGGCACTAACATGAGCACGGTGTTGCAGGGTGGCGGGGCTGAGAGCCTGCTTTATCGCCTCCAGATGTTCAATCAGTGTCGCGATAATCGGGGCGCTTTTGCTAAGGACAACAGCCCTGAAGCGCCTGAGACGGTCGAGTTTGTCAATGCGCCCCTGAGCGGTCTCGATGCACTTCAGGCTCAGGCACAAGAGCAAATGGCTGCGGTGTCCAGCATTCCACTCGTCAAACTGCTTGGTATCTCACCTGCTGGGCTCAACGCCTCATCAGAGGGCGAGATTCGCGTCTTCTATGACTATATTCACGCCCTGCAGCAGTCCATTTTCAAAGACAACCTTAAGCGCGTTCTGGACATCATCCAGTTATCTGAGTTTGGCGACATCGACCCGGATATCTACTTCGAGTTTGAGCCTCTCTACGAGATGACCGAGAAAGAGAAAGCGGAAATTCGCAAGATTGACGCTGATACCGATGCGGTAAACGTTGCAACAGGTGCGCTGACGGGTAACGAGATTCGGCAGAAGATCGCAAATGACCCTGACAGCCCTTACCACTCACTGGACCTAAGCGATGACATCGAAATCGAAGACGACTACGACTACGAAGACGATGACCAGCGGGAAGAAGAAATCGACGCGGCAAACGCTGAGAGCAATTCATCCTAATGCCGGTGTTGAGGCGTGGTATCGCAGACAGTTAGACAACCACATCAGAGAGATGCAGAAGTCCGTTGTGTACTGGCTGACCGCTAACTACAAAGCGAGTGGTGCAGCGGTGGCAATGGACGCATCTCCAGCCGTGTTTATGCGTGATGCCATGAAGAAGCTCGCCAGGCGATGGACAAAGGCATTCGACAACGTATCTCAGAAGCTGGCTGAAAGGTTTGCAGGTGATGCGATGAAGAATACCGATGTATCTCTCCATAACGCGCTTGAAACTGCAGGCTTCACAGTTGAGTTCAAAATGACCGCGCCGATGAATAACGCACTGCAGGCGACCATTGCAGAGAACGTTGGGCTGATACGCTCAATACCGGAGAAGTATTTCACTGAGGTTGAGGGCATGGTAATGCGCTCGGTTGCACGAGGTCGTGACCTGTCTTACCTCACTGACGAGCTTCAGAAGCGTTATGGCATTACGCGCAGGCGTGCGGCATTAATCGCACGCGATCAGAACAACAAAGCAACCTCAGTAATGCAGGCAGCAAGGCAGCAGTCACTTGGTATCACTCAAGGCGTCTGGAGGCACTCACATGCTGGCAAAGAGCCACGACCATCACATGTTAAGGCCGATGGAAAGGTGTTCGAGCTAAGCAAAGGAATGTATCTGGATGGAAAATGGGTGATGCCTGGCGAGGAAATCAACTGTCGTTGCACCTGGTCACCAGTCATACCCGGTCTTAGCTAGACGGAATAAACAATGAAAACAACTGAACGGTTGGCATTTGACCGCGCTTCAATGCGCTCGTTTGATGGCAACGGCAGGCTTCAGGTTAAGGTCAGCAATATCAGCAAGGCGAATGTCTGTCCCTACTTCGGGAGAGAGATTCCAAATGCTGAAAAGCTCGGGTTAGAGCCAGATAAGATTTACCATTTATGGCGACACCCCGATGAACTGAAGAAAGCCGCTGCAACATTCAACAACATCCCCCTTTTATCAATCCATACACCTGACTTCCCAGGCGACCCTCCGCGTGAATATCGCGTTGGCGTAACGCACTCAAATGCATACTTTGACGGAACGTATCTGACAAACGGTTTATCAGTTTGGGATGACTCCGCAATCGCCGGTATTGAGACAGAAGAGCAGGAAGAATTGTCGTCGTCGTACCAATACGTCGCTGACATGACCCCCGGAGTTACACCGAATGGAGAGCCGTATGACGGCATCATGCGGGACATCATCGGGAACCACGTAGCGCTGGTTGAAAGAGGCCGCGCAGGAAGCGACGTATTGGTCGCAGATTCATTACCCCCGGAGTTAATGCTCATGAGCAAACGTAAAGCCGCGATTATTCGCGCAACGCTGAAGCCGTTACTGGCAGCTGATGCTGATTTGGAGGCTGAAGTACGGAAGGCGCTTCTGGCGCTTGATGAAGCCGAAAAAGAAGACGAGAAAGAAAAGAAACCGGCTGAAGACGAGGATGACGACAAGGACGACGACAAGAAGAAAACCGCTGACGACGAAGATGACGAAGACAGCGATGACAAAAAGAAAAAGCCAGCCGAAGACGAAGACGATGAAGACGATAAAAAAGACGACAAAGTCTCCAAAACGGCAATGGACATTGCGATCCGTTTAGCAGCAGACAGCGCAACTAAACGTGCAGCGGAGAACTTCCGCAAAGTGCGTGAAGCGGAGCAGGCCGTGCGCCCACTGATTGGTGATGTCGTTGCAATGGACTCAGCTGATGATGTCTACCGCACTGCACTTGAGCAGGCTGGCGTGGATATCGAAGGCGTTCACCCTTCGGCCTTCCCTAAGATGGTCAAAATGGCTATCGAGCAGCAGAACAACAAACGCCCTGTCATTGCGCAGGATTCCGCATCTCACAGCGAATTTGAGAAAGCTTTCCCTACCGCTGGCAAACTGAAACGAGGTTTCTAACATGGCAGGTTTTCAGAGTGTAATTAACCAATACCCAGCACCGGGTGTTGAAGGTGGCTTTGCTAGCACTAACCCTCACGCCACTTTCCTGGCTGGCGAAGCAGCATTGGTAGCTGGCACTAGCGGTCTTACTGTTGGTCGCTTTGCATGGGCTGTCGATGGTGTTGCATCAAATACCGGCACCGGCGTTCCTTCTGGCTTCGTCCATCGCGATGGTCAGGCATCAATCACTGTATGGCTTGGTGAGGCTTCAATGCTCATTCAGCCAGGCCGTGAAGTAACCCTGATGACCGCTGGCGACTTCTGGGCGCGCACCGCCACTGCAGCAACTCGCGGACAGAAAATCTTTGCTGTGCTTGCTGACGGCACCATTAAAACCGGTGCTGCAGGAGCAACTATTTCCGGCGCAGTCGAAACGCCTTTCTATGCTGGTAGCGCTTGTGATGCAGGCGAACTGGTCAAAATCAGCACCTGGAGCAAGTAATGAACGAATTTCAGAAACACTATGCCGCAGCAAGCGGTAAATACGGCATCGTGCTGCCGGGCGCGAAAGACTACCTGAAGCCAGAGTTTGCGGAGAACTTCCAGTTGGCGATGGATGCGCAGCCAACCATGGTTACTACCGGTAGCGCAGGTATCCCGGCCTACTTTACCAACTATGTTGACCCAGAACTGATCCGCGTTCTGGTCACCCCGATGAAGGCAGCGCAAATCATTGGTGAAGTGAAAAAGGGCGACTGGACAACGCTGACTGCGCAGTTCCCAGTTGTGGAAAGTGCTGGCGAAACCAGCTCGTATGGTGACTTCAATAACAACGGCATGACCGCTGCGAACGTCAACTGGGTTCCGCGCCAGTCCTACCACTACCAGACCCACACCCGATGGGGTGAGCGTGAGCTTGATATGTACGGCGCAGCGCGTATCGGATACGCAGCAGAGCTAAATGTGGCCTCAGCTCTGGTGCTGAACAAGTTCCAGAACAAGTCGTACTTCTACGGCATTCAGGGTCTGCAGAACTACGGCCTGCTGAATGACCCGTCTCTGCCTGCACCTATCACGCCGAATGCAACCGGCGCGGGTGGCGCTGTGACATGGTCATCCAAAGACGGTCAGGCCGTATACGACGACATCGCCAAGCTTTACGGCCAACTGGTATCGCAGACCAAAGGCCTCATTGAGCGCGATTCCCCGATGACGCTGGCGATGTCGCCGACGGCGGAAGTGAATCTGACCAAGACCAATATGTACAACGTGAATGTGTCGGATCTGCTTAAGAAAAACTTCCCCAACCTGCGCATCGAAACGGCGGTCGAGTACTCCACTGACGCTGGCGAGATGGTGCAGCTGATTGCTGACAAACTCGGCGAGACCGACACCGCTTACGCAGCATTCACCGAAAAAATGCGCGCGCATGCAGTTGTGGTCGAAGAGTCCAGCTGGAAGCAGAAAAAATCAGGCGGCACCTGGGGTGCAATCATTCGTCAACCTCTGGCTATCGCCAGCATGATCGGGGTGTAAAAAATGGCAGAAACTATCGTTGTAGGCTGCAAACTTCCCAACGGCCTGGTTGTTGAGCAGGACGGCTACACCGTGACGCTGAACGGCGCTAACTCTTCAAATGTCGTTGGCGGTTACGGCCTGACTGAGGGTGTCGACAAAGACGCCTTTGAAAAGTGGATGGAAGTTCACAAAAACCAGCCGTATGTCAAAAACGAGCTGGTATTCGCTCAGGCAAAAGCCAATAGCGCGCAATCCAAAGCCAACGAAAATGCCAGCGTTAAGTCTGGCCTGGAAGGCCTGCCGCAGGACAAGCCTGCACCGGGCATCGAGAAAGCGGACGGTAAATAATCATGGCGATCGTTGTTTTCGACATTGAAGCATTCCGCGAGCGTTATCCGGAATTCAACTCGGTAAGTGACGCGCTGCTGAATGCGTATTTCGTTGAGGCAACGGTCTACCTTGATAACACAGATTGCAGCCCCGTACAGGATGATTCTGTGCGGGCTGTTTATCTGAACATGCTAGTCGCTCACATTGCAGCTCTCAATTCCGGGGTAGGTGGGCAGAAGCCATCCGGCCTGGTAGGTCGCATTTCAAGTGCATCTGAGGGTTCTGTTTCGGTATCCACGGGTGATGTGCCTGTTAGTCAGTCATCCTGGTGGTATCTGCAAACGCCATATGGTGCTGCTTACTGGAATGCAACGGCTCAGTACCGCACATTCAAATATGTTCCGGGCTCCTCCCCGTCACTTTATCCCGGACATTATTACCGCAGGCCAGTTACCCGGAGGTGAGCATGACCACGTTTAGTGGTGGCGCGGCATTAGAGGCGAAACTTGCTGAACTGGCAGAAAAGCTTGGCGATGGGAAAACACTGAGGGTGGGATTCCTTGAAGGGGCTACATACCCTGACGGACAATCTGTTCCTATGGTTGCTGCAGCCAACGAATATGGCGACCCGGCAATGAACAGGCCTCCACGTCCATTCTTCCGAAACATGATCGCCGAAAAGTCACCCGAATGGCCGCAGGATATTGCGAAGATAGCCGAGGCAACAGGCTATGAAGCGGAAACGATGCTTGGACTGATGGGTGAACATATTAAAGGCCAGCTGCAGGGCTCAATCAGAGATTTGATGGAGCCTGCGCTATCTCCAGTAACGATCGCCAAAAAGGGCTTCTCTAAGCCACTCATTGAAACTTCCCACATGCTAAACAGCGTCGATTACGACATTAAGGATGGCGTATGAACCTGAGAGGCATAGCCAATAGCGCCACGAAGACAATAAACCCCAACGTAAATGGCGTGTTCCGGATTAACACCGGATTCACTACGTTACCTGGTGGAAAGCGAGAGCAGACGTACAGCAACGTTGATGTTGAAGTCCAGATGCAGGAGCTATCGTCCACCGACCTGCGACAAGTTGATGCCATCAACATTCAGGGCATCCTGAAAAGTGCGTATCTGAATGGGAACTTCAACGGCGTGAACCGACCAGATCAAAAGGGTGGTGACATTCTCGTTGTTAACGGTCAGCAGTGGTTGGTGGTGAAGGTTCCTGAGTTATGGCCTGACTGGTGCCGAGTGATTGTTAACCTGCAGAGGTCGCCATGACAGCCACAGTAGACATCACCGAGCTAGACCTGCGTATTGCTCTGCAGGCATTTCTGATGGATATCACCGGTCTCACCATCGACAACGTGCTGGTAGGTCAGCAGAACCTGACGCCTATGCCGCTCCGTGACTTCATCATCATGACGCCGCTGAAGCAGATAGGGCTGTCTACCAACCGCGTCAAATACGACGACAACGGCGTTTACGGAGAAGGAAAGCAGCTAAACCAGCGCAGCACACAATGGCCTTGTCAGATTGACTGCTACGGCGAGAACGCAGCTGATAACGCTTCAATCATCGGTACGCTAATCCGCTCAGACTTTGCCTGTGAATGGTTCCGACAAAACGGCAATGTCATTACACCTCTTTACTGCTCAGACCCTCATCAGACCACGATGATAAACGGCGAGCAACAATACGAAGGACGCTGGACGATGGAATTCATCGGGCAATTCAACCCGTCTGTTACCACACGGCAGGACTTCATGGACAGCATTACAGTCGGCGTTATTGCCGCAGATCTAAAATACCCACTGGAGAGTGCATAAATGGCAATCCCATTACGCAAAGATATTCAAATCAATCCTGGAGTGCTGCCAGCGGGCGGTTCAGCGCTTGATCTGAATGGCCTTATCCTTACCGACAGCGCTTACGCTCCGGTGGGGAGTGTTATCACATTTACGAACAAAGAAGACGTAGCGGACTATTTCGGTAGTGCATCAGCTGAATTCAGCATGGCTGAAGTGTATTTTCAGGGCTACGACAATTCCACCAAAACGCCAGGCGCATTGCTGTTTGCACGTTTCAACCCTGAGGCAGCGGCAGCATGGTTGCGCTCAGGTTCAATGGCGGCCGTAACGTTAGACCAGCTCAAATTGCTGAGCGGCGTACTTACACTGACCGTTGACGGCACTGCGGTAACTTCAGCCAGCATCGACCTGAGCACAGCAACAAGCTTTGCCATGGCTGCTGACCTGATTGAGACAGGTATCGGCTCCAGCGTAACTGTAGAGTACGACACCACCCAGAAGCGCTTCATCATCACCAGCGCGACCGATGGCGCAGCGAGCACTATTACCTACGCCACTGGCACATTATCTGCTGGCCTTAAACTGACAGCCTCTACCGGCGCTCAGTTGTCTCAGGGAGCAGATGCAGCGGTAGTGACCTCGGCAATGCAGTCAGTGCTGGATAGCTCTCAAAATTGGGCAATCTTCACTACATCTTTTACGCCGACCGAACAGGAAGCGCTGGACTTCTCCGCCTGGGTTAATGGGCAGAATTATCGGTTCGGCTACGTGCCGTTCACGCTGGAAGAATCCGCGCTGGTATCTGGCTCAACTGATACGCTGGCGTACAAAATCATCAGCACTTACAACTACTCAAACGTCGTTCCGGTGTTCGGAGATCAGGCTCATGCAGCGAGCGTTATTGGCTATGCCGCATCTCTTGACTTCGACCGTCAGGAAGGCCGCGTACCATTCAAGTTCCGCTCTCTCGGTGGCCTGCTGCCGGAAGTGACCACATCAGCAAATTACGATGCTCTGATTGCCAACGGTTACAACTTCTACGGCGCGTACACGGCGAATAACTACGATACTCGCTACTGGGCTGATGGCACCATCACTGGTGACTTCAAGTGGTTTGACTCCTTCTGCTTCCAGATTTGGCTGAATGCCAACCTGATGCAGGATGCTATCGAGCTGTTCCAGTCTAACCGCAGCATTCCTTACAACGCACGCGGCAAGGCGATCATCGAGGCGTCATTCTCCGACACGCTGAATCAGGGAATCACCTTTGGTGGCATCCGAACCGGTGTAACTCTGTCCGGCTCTCAGATTTCAGAGATTCAGAACGCAGTGGGCGCTGATATCTCTCCATCGCTGATTGCTAAGGGTTACTACCTGTATATCGCAGACGCCACTCCTACGCAGCGTCAGGAGCGCACAAGCCCGAGCATGACACTGTGGTACTGCGACGGTGGTTGCGTACAGAAAATCACTCTCGCCAGCATTGAGGTGCAATAAATGTCCAACACGATTACTTCAGCTGATTCCATTTTTGCCCTCACCGTCACCAACCTATTCCCGAGCGCTCAGACGCTGGAAGGTTATGCAGCTGACGCGATGTTCGCGCTGGGCGATACAGAAATGGCAGTTTCCGTCCGTGGCGCTGATGGCAAGCTCTCTGGCGGTTTCGTTTTCGGTGAGTATCTGCAGACGATCACAATCATGCCGGACAGCCCATCTCGTGAGCTGTTCGAAACCTGGCAACTGACGTCTCTGACCTCAAAAGCTGTATTCCGCTGCAACGCAACAATTATCCTCCCGGCGATTAGTCGCAAGTTCACACTGACCAATGGCATTCTGCAGCGCGTTAAGGCCATTCCGGATGCGCAGCGTGTACTGCAGGCTATGACGTTCCAAATTAACTGGGAATCCGTGGTTGGCGAAGCGTACAACCCATAAGGACTAACATGGCACGCAAAGAGATTTACTACACCGTCGAAGATAAAGGACGTGACAATGGGAAGGTTTTCTACATTCGCGAAATGTCTGCTACTCAGGCTGAGTGGTGGGCAATTCGTGCCGGACTGGCAATGGCTAAAAATGGCGTTAATCTTCCGGATAACTTTTCAGATATGGGTATGGCAGCTATGGCGAAAGTCGGCCTCGAAATGGTGGCTAAAATCCCTCCAGAGGATGCACGGCCTCTCCTGGACGAGCTGATGAAGTGTGTTCAGGCCGTTCCAGATCCAGCCAATCAGAGCGTTAAGCGAAATCTGATTGATGATGACACTGAAGAGATTATGACTCGCCTGAAACTTCGCAGCGAAGTCTTCAAGCTGCATGTTGATTTTTTCACAGCCACCGCCAGTTAGACATCCCTCCGGTAATGGGCCCGCAAATCGCTGGCCTTGCCGAGTACACCAACGTGCCAAAAACAATAGCCACGGTCATGTCATCGGGTAAATGCTCGCTGACGGAGCTAAGCACGACACTTGGTGTGCAGGATTTATGGTGGTGGCTGGAAATTATCACCATTGATAATTACAACCAAATGGTAATCGACAGAGCAAGTGAGGCCTGGTAATGGCAACAGTTATAGATGCCCTGGTTGTCACTCTGGGCCTTGATTCCTCTGGATTCAAAAAGGGCAAGAAAGAGGTCTTAGAAGGATTAGACCAAACTAAGAAGCATGCAGAGTCAACGGCAAAGGACATGGAGGCTTATGGCAAGAAAGCCTCTTCATTCTTTACCAGTATTGGGAAGAGCATGCTGGCACTGGCAGGAATAGCTCTGAGTGCCAATGGGGTTAAAAACTTCATCACCGACACGACTAAATCTCTGGTTGATTTGGGCGTCCAGTCCTCTGCCATAGACACATCGGCCAAGGCTCTTGATGGTTGGGTAAAGTCAGCTGACGCAGTTGGGTCTTCTGCTGCGTCAATGAGCTCTAACCTCCAGAAATTCCAGAGTTCAATATCTCAATTTAATTCTGGGTTTGGTGCTGACGATACGCTCAACACCCTCTTTGCCTTCAGCGCCCAGACCGGAACCAAGTTCGATACCACCCAGAATGCAAGCCAAATCATGCAGTACCTGGCTGAAAACTGGAACAAGCTTAATAAAAACCAGCAGCGCATGTATGGGCAGAGGCTTGGTTTCGATAATGCAACAGTGCAGGCTCTCTCTAGCGGACGGCTTCTGGACTTACAGAAGTCATTCGAAGGAACGTCCAAACAAACTGATGCGCTGACAGACAAAGCCAGGCGTTTAAATGAGCAGTTCGTCAGAGTCAGGCAATCGTGGGAGTCCACCTCGCTTACTCTGTATGAAAAACTTCTGCCAGCAGTATGGAAAATTCTTGACGCACTCAATTCAATGAGCGCGTGGGTAGAAAGGCACGGGCCTGAGATTAACGCCTCATTCGATGAGCTAGGTAAGACATTCTCAATACTTTGGAAGGATGTCACAGACGTCTCTAAAGCTATAGGTGATCTGCTTAGCATCGATACGAAAAACTGGACGTTATCTGGCGACATAAAAAATCTCAATCAAAACCTTGATGAGGGACGTCAGACCGTCGAGCTGATTATCGACGCCTTCAAAAGCCTCTTTAATTTAGATTTCTCAACATTTGGTGACAAAGTTAACTCCCTGTTCAAGATGGGAGGCGGTGAGGATGCTCTTCCATCCGTAACGGATAATGCAAACTCTGCAGCAGACTGGATAAAGGATAAAACTGGCTTTGACACCCGCAGTGTTGGCAAATGGTTGGGAGAAAAAGCTGAGGGGTTGAGAAACCTTTTCTCAGGTGAAACATCTCGCCTTGAGAAGCAATACGGTCTTCCTGAGGGGCTTCTGGATGCACAGGTAACCCAAGAGTCAGGCTGGAATCCATACGCCGTATCAAGTGCAGGCGCGAAGGGGTTAATGCAGTTCATGCCTGGTACCGCCAAAGACTTCGGTATTCATGGGAAAGAATTTGACCCAATGAAATCGCTTGAGGCCGGCGCAAAGTATATGGGATCTCTTCTTCAGAGATATGGTGGCGACCTGCAAAAAGCACTAACAGCTTATAACTGGGGGATGGGCAACCTTGAGAAGAAGGGTATGAGCAATGCCCCTGAAGAAGCAAGGAACTATGCGCCTCAAATTATCTCAAGAATGCAGGCATCACAACGCTATTCCTATCAGGCTGGCTCATCTTCAGGTGGTGGAGGGACAAATATCACCTTCCAAAACACCACCATCAAAACAGAGTCAAGAACCCTGGAGAGCCTGGCGAAAGAGGCCGCGAATAAAGGCATGGCTCAGAGCAGCCTTACTCAAACCTTTCTCACGGGGCAAAACAGCTAATGTTTAGTTTAAACGAAACAACGCTTCTCAGTGCGATCAACAGCGGCAATATCTTCTCCATCATCAACAGTACCCTTTCGCCTGGTTACGGGATTTACCTGAAGTCAGGCTTAAGGGCATTGTCTCCGTCTTCGTTTATGGGGATTGAGTATGGTGCTGATGCTACTGTGGTTTCCGCCCCAATTGAAGATGGGTCATATACCAGCTTTAACAAGGTGAAACGACCGGCCATCATCAGGGTTTTGTTTAATCTTGAGGGCTGGACAGGCTTTAGTGGAAGCATTCCCAACCTTACAAACTTCACACTGACGAGCCGCTCGGACATGCTGGCCGCACTGGATGCGATGGTTGATGGCACTCAGCTTTACGATATCGAGACGCCAGACACCACCTACGAGGACTATGACCTGGTTCGATACAATTACCGTACATCAGAACGTGACGTCACATTGTTGACTGTAGAGGCCATATTTCAGGCAGTTCTTCAGGAGGCTGAGGTAGGGCTGTCTAACACAACAGCAAACAACCAGCCATCTCAGAATGCCATATCAAAGGGAGGGGCAGTTGACGCCAGGCAGGTTAACGCCAACGCATCAGAGAGCACTCTCGATGATGTGAAGGGCGCTCTTACAGGCCTTAAGCAGTCATTAAGTAGCGCGGCGGTGACCGTTGCAACATCGGTAGGCAATGCCGTAACGAATGTCACAGCAGGAGCTACCAGCGCCATAAATGGTGCAGCCACTTCAGCTATTAACAATCTTTCAACAACAGTTGACGAACTGGTGAAGGGGTTATCCTGATGCAGACGATATCGCTTCAACCGGTTAAGGGGCAGACATTACAGGTTTCACTTGGTGGCCAGCGTGTAACTATAAGAATTAACCAGAGAAGCACGGGCATGTTTATCGATGTGGCGTTAAGTGGCGTCTGGATAGCTCAGGGGGTGCTTTGCCTGAACTGCAATAAGATCATCAGATACCCGTACCTGAAGTTTAAGGGAGAGCTGTTCTTTGCAGACACAAAAGGTGACTCAGACCCTGTTTATGATGAGCTAGGTTCACGCTTCAAACTGTTCTATGCCACAGAAGAAGAGATGAGCAATGTCCTATAAAAAGCGCAACATTAAAATTCAGTTCACTCTTACGGACCAGGTATTTGATGGCTCTCAGGGGCCATCGCAGGACAACGTTCTCACCATAGAAAACGCCAAAGCTATCGTTGAATACAACGGCTACGGTGGTTCTGCGCTTACCACATTGTCATGCCGGGTTTATGGCCTGAGCCTGAGTAATATGGCGAAGCTAAGTTATGCGGGAAACCTGAGAGGCCCAACGAAGAATAACTACATGAAGGTCTGGGCTCAGGATGAGCTTATTTTTGTGGGGACGATAACATTTGCCACAACCGACTTTAATGAGGCTCCAGACGCCCCACTGGTTATTGAGGCTCATGCGTTAGGTGCTGAAAGGTCGCTTCCATCCCAGCCATTCTCTGTAGAGGGAAGTGTTGATGTTATCGATGCGATCAGGTCAATCGCCGACCCTCTTGGGATTATGGTTTCCATGCTTGAGGACATCAAATTTCCACTCAGCAACCCTCATGTAGTAGGCGACCCAGTAAGCCAGATTATCCAGTTGGCGAAGTCCGCAAATCTGAATATTGACTGTAGCACTGGAATTATCCGCATCTGGTCAATTAACGGATCGTGGGATGACATTGTTCCTTTTGTTTCCAAAGAGCATGGCCTGATTGGCTATCCGACATGGACAAGAGACGGTCTATACCTCACGACAATGTTCTCATCAAACCTCATAGCTCCGAGAAAGATGAAGCTCGAAACTGACCTTCCTGGCGCTTCAGGGATGTACACCATAAATACTGTAAGGCACATCATCTCGGCTTGGGTGGAAGGCGGTCCGTGGTTTTCATTTGTCGTAGCGAACCAGTGGGCGGAGCTGTAAATGACAAAGAAAGGTGAATTTTCCTTTAAGCCTCAGGATGTAAACTGCGAGGCGAACATTAACGAATTTATTTTCAATTCGTTAATGTCACGAAACGCCTTCATCCAGCTCGTGATTGTTAACAAGGTAAAGGATGGGCCACTTCTCGACGTCACACCTCTGGTAAGTGGATTTACCGCCGATGGTTCAAGAAATGGCAATACACCGGTTTTTAATATTCCTGTATGGCGACTTCAGCGCGGGGCCAGTGCAGTGATTATGGACCCAGTGGAAGGTGATATAGGCCTCATGCTCTGCTGCGACAGAGACATTACCAACGTCAGAAAGGAGAAGAAAGAATCCCTCCCGGCGTCTCTGCGCGTACACAACAAATCAGATGGCATCTATCTCGGTGGAGTGCTGAATGCAGAGCCAAGCCAGTATGTGAAGTTCGCTAATGATGGAATAGACATCGTGTCTCCGCTGGTTGTCCAGGTAAACGGAAATACTGTGGTAGTTAATGCTGACGATAAAATCTCGCTCAATGCCCCAATCATCGAGGCAAACGGCCAACTTACTCAGGGTTCAGGAAGTTTCGGTGGCAACGCGACATTCGGAGGCACGATTACCGCGACTGGCGAAGTGACAGGTAATGGAATTCATCTCAGTACGCATAAACATGGTGGCGTGGAAACTGGCGGAGGCCAGACAAGCACACCAACAAACTAACCCGCTTCGGCGGGTTTTTTATTGCCTGGAGTTTACATGCTCACCAAATCACTGCTTCTGACTGACCAGTGGGATATCACGCTAGACGACAGTGGAAGCATTGCTATTACCGCCAATCCTTACGCAGTAGCGCAGGACGTAGCGTGCGCGTGCTCAACATTCCTCGGTGAGCCCTGGTATGACACCACGCTGGGGATTCCGTATTACGAGCGCATTCTCGGTCACTGGCCGGGAACGCAGCTCATTAATACCAAGATGGCTACTGAAGCCAAAAAGCTCCCATACGTTCAGTCAGCATTCTGCACCACAACGGTTGGCAAAGCAGACCGTCTTGCATCTGGTGTCATGACCATAACCGACACGAACAACGTTAAGACCACAATCCAATTCTGAGGTAAAAAATGGCTGAAGTAACAGTAAGCACAGCCGTCCCCTCTGTCACGTTTTCCGCTACCGGCATTGCCGTTCCTGATGAGATAGACATTCTCAACGGGCGATTAACTGACCTTGATACCGCCATGGGCGGAGGGATGAGTAAGAGCCTGACAACTCCGCAGGGACAGATTGCCATGAGCGACACGGCAATCATCGGAGACAAGAACGACAATTTGGCATGGCTGGTAAACCAGATTAATCCTGACTTTGCTGAAGGTCGCATGCAGGACGCGATCGGGCAGATTTATTTCATTGACCGTATCGCTGCTATTGGCACAACTGTAACAGCAACCTGCACCGGGCTTGTAGGAACGGTTATCCCGGCAAACAGCATTGCGCAGGACTCCAGTGGTTACCTTTATTTCTCTCTGGCTGATGCGGTTATCCCGGCTTCTGGTTCAGTGGATGTCGTTTTCCAGAACCAGACCACGGGGCCGATTGCATGTCCTATAGGCGCGCTGAATACAATTTATCGTGCTATTCAGGGCTGGTCAGGCATTACCAATGCCACTGCCGGCGTGCTGGGTAATGACGTTGAGAGTCGGGCAAACTTTGAATATCGCCGAAAGCAGTCGGTTGCAGGAAACTCAAATAATCAGCTTGGGGCTGTGTATGCAAACGTGCTGGCTGTCAGCGGGGTTACTGATGCTTATGTGACTCAGAACAACACCAGTCTGACGGTAACAAAGGGGGCCACTAACGTATCACTGGAGCCGCATTCACTGTATGTATGCGTGTACGGTGGCGCGTCTGCTGATATCGCAAAGGCTATCTGGCAAAAGCTGCCTCCGGGACCGTCAATGGTTGGGAACACCACCTACACGGTGGTTGACGATGTTAACTATGCTCAGCCTTACCCTGAATACGAAATTAAATGGCAAACCCCATCTGCCGTAAGTGTCTATTTCAAAGTGGAGCTGGCAGACAATAACGCCTTGCCTGGTGATATCGTCTCAAGAGTTCGTGTTGCCATCCTTAGTTCGTTCAACGGCGAGGATGGCGGCACAAGAGCCCGCATAGGGTCAACTATATACGCTGGTCGTTACTATGCGGGCGTACAGGCTATTGACTCAGAAAATGTCGATATATTCAGCATCACGATTAGCCGTAACGGTACGACATATCAAACATCAGCATCTTTCGGCATTGATGAAGTGCCGACACTGGATGCATCTAACATCTCGGTGACACTGGCATGATAAACGTCGCGGATACCATCCTGACGCAATATGCCGACAGCCCGAAACTTAAATCCCTGATTTACTCGTTCAACAAAGCCGTAGGTATAGAAGACTTTCTTGATGATTTCTATGACGTGATATGGAACATCCAGACAGCAGACACCTACGGCCTTGATGTGTGGGGAAAAATCGTGGTTGTCAGCAGGCAGCTGACGGTGACAGAGAACAAGATTTACTTTGGCTTTAATGAGGCGTCATCAGCCCCTGTTCTTGTTGATGACCCACAGCCCTTTAACCAGGCTCCTTTCTATTCCGGCGAGCTGTTAACTTCAACCGTAACCCTCACAAATGACGTTTACCGCAAGCTAATCATGATGAAAGCGGCGGCAAATATCTCAGATTGCACCATTCCAAACCTGAATAAGTTGCTGATGTTTATGTTCGGCGAAAGTGGCAAATGCTACGTCAGAAACGATGGTGAGATGGTTATGAGCTACGTCTTCGAATTCCAGCTTTCCACCGCAGAACTCGCCATCGTTCAAAGCTCAGGTGCGCTTCCCGCCCCGATAGGGGTAACAGTCAATATCGTTCAGCAGGTATGACATGAACTCTTCTGATATTCCTTCAAGAATTACTAAAGCATTTGGAGTGAACGGCCTGAAAAATGCCATTCCTGTTGATTCAAGCACGGCCACCGATAACAGTGGGGTTGCCACCTTTGATAAGGGGTTCCCACCCATCACCATGCAGCCACTGAGCGCAGGAGGAATTCCACCATCAGGCAAGGATATGAATGGAGTTCTTTATTCTGCGACGCTTCAACAGCAGTGGCAGAACGCAGGAATGACCTACCCATTCAGTCAGGACTTCTCAGATGCGATAAGCGGATATCCAAAAGGTGCCATTGTTCCCAGCTCCGTCTACACCGGTCAATGGCTAAACCTAAGTGAATCAAATGGCACATCGCCAGAATCACCCACTGGCGCTAACACAGGATGGGTGCCGATTAATAACTATGGTGTCACGCAGATAACGATGACATCAGGTTCAGTCGTGATGTCATCCCTTCAGGCAGCGAAAGACCGCATCATCATCACCGGTACACTGACCTCCAACGTCAACCTGATTTTCCCTGCGTGGATTAAGTCCTGGGTCGTTCACAACAATTGCACCGGTAACTTTTCTATCACGTGCCGCACAGCTTCGGGATCTGGTGTCATTGTCATTCCCGGTCTTGTGTCTCGCCTGTTCTGCGATGGCGTAAACATCAGTGACGAAACCTACAACCCTAATAATGACATGGTTGGCATGGTGGCCGGTTTCGCCATGAACAGCGCTCCTGAGGGCTGGCTCATCGCGAATGGTTCGGCTGTAAGCCGGGTTACGTATGCGCGACTCTTCTCCAGAATTGGTACGCTGTATGGCTCTGGTGACGGTTCAACAACTTTCAATCTTCCTGATGCGCGTGGCGTAGTTCTGCGCGGCGCAGACCTTGGCTCAGGACGAGACACTGGTCGAGTTTTTGGCAGCTATCAACCTGATGCGGTGAAAACCATTGATCTGAAGTATTACGGGCCCGGCAAAGGTACAGGAACAAGAACTGTCTTTGCGCTGAAGCAAAATAGCAGCGCAATATTCACCGATGGAATTACTCAGAGCGATGGCAATCCACAGGCAGCATTCCAAATGACTGGAGCTGTGGAAAACCGCGTAAAAAACCTGGCTATTTTAAACTGCATTAAATATTAAGGTGATCACATGTCTTTTACTGATACATCCTCTGCAAAGAAATACGCGTCGATCGCCGAAACAGCCGCCGCACAAGCAAAACTGTATGCCAACAAGCTTGAGCTTGCACCAAATTATGCCGAACAGGCCGCAACATCCGCAACGGCTGCTTCCGCCTCTGCCCAGGTTGCAGTCAATGCCGAGGGGGTTGTAAACAATCTGGTTGTATCTGCAAGTGAATCTGCAACATCTGCCGCCGAGTCTGCTGCGCAGGCAGGAAATGCCGCAGCTGCGGCAGTAGGGCAATGTGTAAGGGTGCCTGAAGGTGAATTAGTTGACACTCTTCCTTCAGCATCAGGCAGGGCCAGTTCTTTCCTTCTGTTTGATAGCGCCGGGAATGCCACTGTCTTGTCGAAAGATGATGTTGCCATTCTGGACTCTGAAGGCAAGGTTCCGGTATCGATGATTCCGGCTATCGCCATCACCCAGCCTTTTGTCGTTTCCAGCCAGGCTGCAATGCTTGCACTCAATGCGCAGGTAGGCGATGTCGCTAAGAGAACGGATAAAGGATTTTCATTCATCCTGTCAGCCGAACCGGCGTCAACACTATCCAACTGGGTGCAACTGAATGATGATGTGCTGGCTCAACTTGGCCTGTCATCCGGTGCCGCTCAGGTAGGCGCGCTGGATGATGCTGGGGGGGCAACTACAGTTCAGGGAGCCCTGAACCTAAAAGCAACGACCGCATCAGTTACATCCACAGATTCTGCAAACCGCGCATGGACAAACGAAAACTTCGTCGACTCCACCTACAAGAAGTTGCAGACAGGGAATTTCGCTACCGGATTTACCATTACAAACCAGTTCCAGGTGGTTTTTTACCCTACAGACGGATTCTGGTATCGCTATCTTGGGACCCTATCAGGTGGCGGCCTGACTCTTCCCGCCGGGAGCTCGCCCGACAGCAGTTGGGAAAACATTAATAAGCAGCAAATCATCAGCCTGCGCAAGCTTAACGAGCTATCTACGCAAAGCATTGCTGGCTATATCGGCGTTAATATTGATATGCCTGTGTCAGTGAAGGACTCTGACAATCAGGGCGCGAAAATTAGCTCTGGTGTCTGCGTAACAAATCCGGTGCCCAACGCAAATATTATCAGAGCCACTAAAATTCAGTCTGTATTCAGAATTGATGGAGATAATGTCACAATTAGAGATGTTGTTGGGCTAGGTTCTGCCGCTTCTGATAATGCTGCCACATCGGAATTCATTACCACTCGCATGCGATTCGTGGTCGATGGGCTGAGAACAAAAGGCCTGCGTTTTACTGGAATAAAAGCCAGCAAATTTACAACAGGAATAAGCGTAACAGGTTGCGATGATGCTGTTATTAAAGACTGTGATTTCGAGGATATGCAATATTCTCCAGTAACACTTGGCTCCGCTGGAGGATATGGTGTCTTAACAGGAGCAAGTAATGGCGTTCTTGTGGATGGTCTTAAATTCAAGGCTAACGCATATGGTCGTCATGCTGTATATATTAGTAATGTTCAGCCATATGTAGATGTAGCGACGAGCGGAAGTCTTAACACAACGGTAAGAAATTGCGATCTGGATTATACACTTGCCGATTTGACTTTGAGTGATAGTGGGTTTGTTCCTATCCACGTAAGGCCTAGTGAAAATACAATCATTGAAGAAAACAGGCTCAAAGGGTCAGCTTCTTTAGTTAGCTTCAGCAATGATCAGGGGCCGATTTCTAAATGCATCATAAGAAATAACAGGGCTGTAGGATTAAAATCAGGTCAGGGAAGAGTCTGCGCTGCATTCAACCTGGGTCGTTCTGGTATTCCTAATCCAATTACAGATATTGAGGTAAGCGGAAACTATTCAGAGATATCAAAAGGGCCAGGTCAGGCTGATGGTAATGACCTGGCTGGTAGATTCATAGGTCACAATGGTCTGAGGATTGTAAGAAACCACTGCATTCAGGAAACAGGCGCAGCGTATCTTTTAGATCAATGTTCAAATTTCTTTATTGACGAGATTACTGATGTCCTGACAAATACCGCCAATCCAGCAGGCGCTCAAACAATATATTTAAACGCATGCAGCAATGGCACCATAGGCAGCATTAAAACAAACCGCCCAGCGTTTGCAAACGGTAATTCTAATATTGTCGGAGGCCTTGCTACATGCTCAGAGGTTACGTGCAACTTTCAAAGATATATTGAATTTACACTAACCAACGGAGCTGTTTCATTAATCGACGATGCCTTTGATATGATCTCTTCTGGTGGGATATCTTTTGGTAATGGATTCATTACGGTAGCCTTACGAGCTCATGTTACCGATAGGGCAGTTGCTGGGTGCACCGTTTATACTCGCACCAGTAATGGTGTAATCCTGACCAAGAGTGCAATTAACGGTAAAACCATCGCCATTAATTTCCTCGTATCATCCACAGGGGCGCCTCAGGCAATGAGTGCCTACACTGGTAGAGTCGGTGTAAGCTTTTACGGCTAAAATAAAGCCACGCAGCAATGCGTGGCTAAAAATTAAAATCTTTTTAACTTAACAATAAAGTTGTTTTCAACCCTACACATCTTAAATATTTCATCCTCATACAATACTTGATCAATAACACTTCCGCAGGAATCATAATATTTGTTTGACATGGTTAATGTCGGAGTGGTGCTTCTTATATTGTATTGACGCATCAGGCTATATTTGAAAGTCTGGTTTGAGAACGCAGAAACAGAATATTGCCACAAAGAAGGGTGCCTTCCCACTAAATTGTAAACAGATGGAACTCCAGCTGGTGATCCGTATATTATTAAATGATCACCGTTTCTATAACCATTTTCATACAACCTGTTTGCTATTCTCTCTGCAATAAATCGGTCATATCTCTGAGTATCATTAACAATATTCGACACCACAGATGAAAGCATTAAGGATAGCAATACAATCAGAGCTTGTGGAGCGCACAGTACTTTCTTACCACATAAGTCTGCAATGTAGGCAGAGTATATAATGCACATAGAGAATGACATAAAAACTCTGGATTGCAGAGATACGGATTGTAGTAATGAAAGCGCCCCGAAAGACATAATTAAAAGAAAAAAAGGTATCAGAATTGAAATCAAAGATGCGTAGTATTTTTTATCTCTTATTAGCCAATACGCTGGAATTATGCAAGAAAATATTAAAGATATAACGACACACCAAAACATTAACCCATCAAAATTTCCGACCAAGAAATCTAGATATTTAATTGCGTTGGAAAGAAGGTTTAATAAGAAGTAACGGTCTATCTCAATCATTCTTCCTGATGCAATTGTGTAAGCACTTAAATTCAACTGAGGAACAATAATTGCTTGATAAAATACATATCCTATAAGCAAGCATGAAAGGAATCTAGATGCAGAGATTAAAAAATCTTTAACGCAATAATCTCTATTGGAAAATAAAAGACATGCTGAGGATGATATCATAGAAAATGAAATCGCTACATTCATTGACGCTTGATATGTGCTAAGAAATGCAATAATTAAAGTAAATGATATAGCGTAGTTTATAAACCCTTTTTTTTCGCAAACTATAACAGACAATATAGCCATAAAGTAAGATATTGACATTATTAGAGAGTCAAATCTAAAAACAAGATTACCTATCCAGAACTGATTTGCAGCTGGAAGCACTATAACGATGAATCTTATGAATGTGTTTTTTATATTTAGCTTATCAGCTATAAGATAGCCCGACGCCAGCATCATTAAAGACATTGCGAACAATGAGGATGGGAATAGATCAGAAACTACCCCAACTCCAAAGTAATTTTCAGATAGAGACAGCAATGCCATGATTGTAGAGGCTAGCGGTCTTCCGTTAGCCTCCCATCCTGATGCCCCACTTTCAGACCTTAGCCAGTCATCGACAAAATAATTTCCATGAATTGCAAATGGCAAAGAAAATAAGAATAAAAAAATAAAAGAAACAAGCAAAACATATCTATCTTTTTTAATGTTATTTAACACGTAATTTCCCCTTCAAAATGTAACGCGGGCGCTGTTTAACCTCTGTGTAAATCCTGCCGATGTACTCGCCAAGAACGCCGATGCCTATGAGCTGCACGCCGCCCAGGAACAGGACGGAGCACAGTAGAGATGGATATCCTCGCACGGGATTGCCAAAAGCCAGCGTGTCGATAATCATCCATGCGCCGTACAAAAATGACAGCCCGGCCACCAACAACCCGATATACGTCCACATCCGCAGGGGGAAGGTTGAGAAGCTGGTAATACCCTCAAGCGCGAGATTCCAGAGTTTCCAGCCATTGAATTTGGTGCTTCCTGCTACGCGTTCAGCGCGCGAATACTCAACTACGTCAGTGCGTCCGCCAACCCACGACAATACGCCCTTCATGAACAGGTTCCGCTCAGGCATTAGCTTGATGTTTTCTACTACCTCACGCGACATCAGGCGGAAATCACCGACGTTTTCCTCGATTTGTGGGTTGCTTATTTTGTTGTGCAGCTTATAGAACATTTCAGCGCTTTTGCGCTTCAGGCGACCATCAGTGGAGCGGTCTGTGCGTTTAGCCAGTACCATATCTGCGCCAGTCTGCCAGCGCTGTATCAGTTGCGGGATAACTTCAATCGGGTCCTGCAAATCGACGTCAATCGGAATCACCGCGTCGCCGGTGGCGTGGTCAAGCCCTGCAAATAGCGCTGGCTCTTTGCCGAAATTGCGAGTGAAAGATAAAGGTAAGACAAGCGGATCTGACACGGCCAGCGCATTGATAATCGACTCTGTAGCGTCTTTACTACCATCATTAATGAATACGATTTCCACCTCAAACGATTTGAGTGGTTCATATTCTCTGACGGTTTTATAGAAAATAGGTATTGTGTCTTCTTCATTGAAGACAGGTACAACCAGCGAAATCTTCATTTTGCTTCCCTGAAGACGATATATTTCGAATAGACAAACCCGCAGACCAGGCTGATAGCTGAGAATACAACCAGCGTAACCACTGGTGGCAGGGAGCATTCATCGGCAGCCCAGCCCACGGCCGCGCTAAGAGAGCCCATGAAACCTACGTAAAGCATGTAGCGCGTCGTGGTCGTAGAACTGTTGAACGTAAAGCGAGCGTTTGCAAAGAAGCTAAAGCTTACCGCAACAACGAATCCGCTGAAGTTCGCCAGCGCCTGGCTGGTTCCCAGCGCATAGAAGCACGTGGCAAAAACCACCCAATGAATTAGCGTATTTAGCACGCCCACAGAAGCGTACTTTGTAAAGAGCTTGAGCATATCTAAGTCCGTTAGATTTGAAGGGGAAGAGTCTAGCATCGGACGGGTCATCGATCGACGGGTAGTGGGACAGAAGTGAGACACGCAAGGCTTTGCACCGGTTTGCACAGCTTTGCATGTTTTTGCGTCATGGGACGTGTGAGCGCAGGTATGACGCGGTAAGTTATTGTGTTACAAGGTGGTTCTTATAATTCGTAATGCGAAGGTCGTAGGTTCGACTCCTATTATCGGCACCACGCTAACTTGACACTTTTCCGTGAAAAACAGGGAAAAGCGTCAACCCAACCTAACGGATCCTAACGCTCACGCATAACAGCTGCAGCCAACGTGTAAAGGGCTGATGCGAAGCAGGGCAGGTGTCAGCCTGTTATGGTTTGTTATGCCTTACTAGGGAAAACTAGGGGGAAAGTGTCAACCGCTACCGCTTCAGAAAACTTCAGGTACACGAACCCGTGAAGGGGAGGTGTTAAGCACACCCCCTTTGCAACCATCCCCGAGCCTCTTGCAGATCGATGTTCCAGTTTACCCGGAAGCTGGCGTTCAGATTGAGTTGTCAAAACTTGTCACCCACCGGCACTGCCAGTGGGGATTTTTGGCAGAACGCGCTCTAAGTTACAGTTGCTTCAGTAAGTAATTGTTGTTTACTGACCTAGCTACTTAAAAACGGGATCAGCCTATTCATCAGATAGCTTGTGTTGTTTTTATAATCGGATAAACTTGTCCTATAGTTTGTCTACTAACGTCCACTGAAGAAGGTTCAGTTAGTTGGCTAAGAACACTAAGAAACGGATAAATGGTAACTAAATGAATATGTTAAGTTTAGTTTCCGATCAAGCCGCTAATGATGAATCAGTTGAAACTACCTTCTTCGAAGCACATGGCTCCCATGGAACTTGCTGCTCAAGAGCTGCATCAATTCTGGAGCATGGTTTCAGAGTTGGAGACGGTGGTCGGCGCGGTGTGGGAGCTTATCTTTGGCATGCTGCTGAACAAGGATGCCAATATGCAACTCAACTTGCAGAAAGTTGGTTTGCTGCTGCTGAAAAAAGAGGTGAGTATTCAGACGAAGCTGACAAAGGTTGCGCTGTACTTTGGGGGTACGTCAAGGCACCTGATGAAGAGGTTTTAAACCTAGAAAGTCCCGAGTTTAGAGTAACTTTAAGAAGAGCGCTCGATGGTCTTTGGCCAACTATAAATGCCCAGGATGTTGATGAGAGAGAAGATCTCATTTGTGCAGTACACCAAATGCTCATCAATCGAACTGAAGAAACTGAAGGCATATCAGTTGGCGTAGTGTTAGCTACCGTCCAGCAACCACCTAAAATGCCAGACCAACTGGCTGGGTATGTTGGAGCGCCGTTCGCTGTGATAGTTAGAAATCTGGATTATCTTGCTATAACTAAAAATTAGAGGGGTTCCACTATGAACCGTAGAATGAAGGCTGCATTGGACGCGGCGTTACAAGACATCTTGTCTTTAACACCTGAAGAGTTCCTTAAAGAAGCTAGGGAATCTAGAGAAGGGGATGTTTTCTCTTTTTTGAAAAAAAGCGAAAAGTTCAAAGATTTTGATGTGAACATGCTGGAACCTTTGTCTTTGCACTTTTCAGAAGTCATGACAGAAGATCTGGTAACTTTGTTTGCTACTGTGAAGCTGAATGCTGCTAAATCCTTGAACACTGACACGGTTTTAGCTATTGAATCAGAACCTGAATTTGCACTGGCGGCCTAA